CACCACCGCCCATGCCTCCAAAATAGCCGGCTCGGCTTGCTTCTTTAAGGGCATCTACTAGTTCTTGTTTAGACATTGACATATTATTTTTCCCGGAAAACTGCGTATATAAATAAGGATACATTATATTTATCGGGAGTAAAAATGAACCCACTAAACCCTCTACAGAAGTACTATCGCCAGCCTAAAATCTACATCTCTTTGCCCAGCAAAGGATTACACTATGAAGAAGGTGCGTTTCACGGTGACTATAACAATGTACCAATCTTTGGTATGAACGGCATGGATGAAATCATGTACAAGACTCCAGACGCATTGTTTACTGGTGAAGCAACAGTTAAAGTTATTGAAAGTTGTTGTCCGTTTATCAAAGACGCTAGTAAGATGCCCACTCTAGACGTAGATAGTATTGTTACTGCTATTAGAATTGCTACGTTTGGTGAATTGCTAGGTATTAGACATACGTGTAATAACTGCGGAACAGAAAATGAATTTGATATTGACTTGCGAACATTCTTAGAATACTACAGCAGTTTAACATTTGATAATAAAATTCAAGTAGGTGAACTAATAGTTACTCTGCGTCCACTAAGTTATAAAGAACTTACAGAAATTAACATAGAAAATTTTAAATTACAAAAGATGTTGGCACAAGTTAGCACTATGGAAAACGAGCAAGATCAACAAGTGCAAGTTGATCTAGTGTATAAAAATCTAGCAGATGTACAAACTCAACTGTTTATCAACAGCATTGACAGTGTTCAAGTTCCAGACGGAATTGTTAATGAAAAAGAATTTATTGTTGAATGGGTTAAAAATAGCGATAGAGAGTTGTATGCTGCTATTAAGAAAAAGCTAGAAGAAAATAAAGAAAAATGGACTATGCCCAAGTCTCAGATCAAATGTGCCACGTGTGGTACTGAAGATGCTGTGACTGTTAATTTGGATCAATCAAATTTTTTCGTAACCGCCTAGGCTATGTCGAACACTCTGACCTTGAAGACTTTTTAAAGACATTTGATCGTCAGGCAGCTGAGGTTAAGGAAGAGATATTTAAAATAAGTTGGTACATGCGTGGCGGAGTGACCAGTCAAGACTTATTTCATGTGTATTCCTATGAAGATAGGAATATTATGAGCTCTCTTATCAAAGAAAACATAGAAGCCACTAAGAAAAGTGGTATGCCGTTACTTTAATTTAGCTTGTAATGCATCGATATCGTCTGAACGATCTTGTGTTGATTTAGCAGTATCAATTGCCTGCTGTGCTGCTTGTTTTTCTTGCGGAGTCTTAGCAGTGTCAAGTGCTTTCTTATTTTGAAATTGTCCTTGTTTCTTTTCAGCATCAGGATAGAATGAACTATTCGAAAATGCATATAAAAACTTGTTCCATAATCCTTCGCCAACGTAGCCACCGCCCCTAATTATAGGCATAAACACACTCTTAGCAAGAACATCTTTACCTTGATCGCTACCTAACCACATTTGAAATGCTGTAATTCCAGCTTCAGTAGCGACCATAGCGGCAATTGATGCTGCTGATACTACTCCCCCAGTTGCAACTCCTGCAACTGCACCAGCGCCTAGAACTACATTTTTAATAAGTCTAACTAGCATTAACACTATTCGACTGTTTGCTACAAATCTAACAATCATTGGTACAATTATTTGCGCTTCAAATACTCCAAATGCAAATTCTCGTTCAGCTTCGTATTCTTCTTTAGTTAGTTCTTTATTATTGTAAAGGTCTTCTAATCCAGCAAGATCAATATACAGGTCTGCTATCGATGTTCCAAGTCCAAGTAGTTTAAAAAACGTACCGGTACTAGTACCAAGTTTAGCCCAGAAAGATTTTTCCATTGCCTGAGCTGCCGCAGTATTACCTGTCTTCCATATTTCATGATGCTTTTTTACTATGTCTCCAAGTTTTCTTGCAGATTTAGGACCGCCCTGCCTACGTAGTTCAGCAGCCTGAGCAGTTCTTTGTGTACGAAGATCAGACGGGCCACTAGTTTTTGCAGGTGTAGCAGTGGGAGTCGCTGTTTGAGATGGTGCAACACGTGCCTGTGTTCTTGCAGCATTTCTTCTTGCCAGAGCTCCAGGTGTATATTGAGGTGTTGCCTCACTGATAATGTCGTATACTTTCATGATATTGTATTTAGTTAATGATGTACTGCGTACATCTGTTCATCGCTTGCGCTCGAACTATTTTCTTTTTGTATTTAATATTACTGCTGCGAAGCAGTTTAAATATTATCTAGATTGTTCAGTCACACTTTGCCCTTGCGGGCAAAGAAACATTATCTGAGTTGAACAATATCACTTAGCGTTACAGCATTACAGAGGCGGTCATCCGGTACCTCGAGCTGTGTCTTTATATGACGGCGGTCCACATGCATACGCTAACATACATGCAAACGTGGGTATTTCTCCCTCTTTTTGCCTTTAATTCCTTTAAATAACCAAACCGCGGCAGCTTTGCGATCCTCGTCCTGTTAAGGATGGTGGTTAAGTACTCTTAGCAGCTAGAGTTTCCTTCCCTGCGATCCGAGATCCAGGTATACGGGCGCACGATGTTAGCTTGCGCTTGCTATTACGGCTTCAAGGAGAAGTTGGTGTATTATAGTGTGTGAGCCATGTACACGGACTTGTATGTGTCCGTTGTAATACTCGTTTGATTCTAATACTTTACGGGAGAATTGTTCTCTGGCCTCGATGTAAGAGCATTGCGCTTTTGAGTTGCAGTAATATAAGATTTCTCTTGTGAAATTTTCTTTGCCTAATTTTAGAACATCTGCATTTAATTCCAAGTTACTGCCGTAATATTCACGCCAGTCACTGTCAATTTTACTGCGAATCTTCTTCTTTTTCTTGGTACCGTTCTTTAATTTTACAGTTTTAGTTGTAGTCTTAGAGAATTTAGCAAGTTTTTTGCCTATATATTTTCTGCCAGAGATGACATTGGTTATAAGATATACAAATCCGATGCACTCTTCGGGGAGTGTTTCGATAATTTCATTCTGATAAGTCCATGACATGCTTTAGTTAGCATCATCATTCCCGTGAGCCTGTTGGTTCTGAGCCTGTTGTTCTGCGAGCTTTGCAGCCCTATATGCAGGAGATTTAATTTTTGGTTTAGTTCTACGTGTTTCTAGTATTTCTACTCGTAGTGCGCTGGCAAATCGTCTAATTTCTGACAAATGTGCGCGAGTACGCATACCACTGGCATGCGACTCTGTAGTTGCCCAATTTTGATAGTCTTCAAAGTAGGCTCTGAATTCTTTCATTAGTTGATCGTGCAACTCATCATAGTTCATTAATCAATCTCAAGATCGTTTGCATAGCTGGTAAAGCCGTTTTCTTTAATAACTTTAAGCACATTATTAACACGACCTATCAACTCATCTTTGTGTGAGATTAAGAAAATGTTCTTCTTGCGTTCACGTGCCATCTTCTTAAGTACGCCTAAAGCATTTTCTACACCGTTTGCATCTAATCCGTTGTCAATAAGTTCATCAACAAACAATAAATTAATGCTTTGATACAGACTTTCCCATACATCACGGAATGCCCACGACAATCCAAGGATTAAACGATTACGCTCGCCACGAGACAAGTTGTCAAAGTCTAGATCTTGTCCTAACTGAGTAATCTCAACGTTTAAATCGTTTAGGAAACTTACTTGGTGAGGTAATCCCATCTTGTCAAGATAGTAGGTAAGCCTGTTATTCAAATAGGCAAGGTTTTGATCAATGATCTTATTACGAATAAACGAATCTTTATTAGTCAGCAGTTTGAGCAAAAACTCTTGATGATCCTTCATACTATTCAGTAGATTAATGTTATCCCATGATATTTCTTGGATAGCAGTGTGCCTTAAATCGTCAATTTGTTCTTGATACGGGTCAACTTCATCTGTTCTTTTTACTAGAGCAGATTCTAAACTAGTAAGATTGTTTTGATGCTTTAATGCTTCTTCTACAGTGTCATAGTAAGTGTTAGGCCTGCCATTGATGTCACCAATAGTTTCTAATTCTTGTAATACGCTAGTATAGCTATCACTAACACCTTGCAAATACAGCATAGCATCTGCTAGATTTTTCTCGGCACTAGAAGTCATTTCTTCATGCTTGTGACTATGTAATCCCTGTTCGCAAGCAGGACATGTCTTATTTTTTAACTGTTCTAACTCTTTAGTATACTTAGTAAGGCTCTTATCAGCTTGTATGACTGCTGTTTCTAAGGTTGCTTTCTCTTTATTGAGACTTTTAATCTTAGCTGCATGTTCATCATATTGTTTTAGCTTGGCATGTTGTTCTAATTCACGCTCAATATCAACGTTTTGCAGCTCTGTAATACTATTTGCAATTTTTTCGCAATCTGTTTTTTGTTGCGCATACCAAGCTGATTGTCTAGTTTCTAAACCAGTTATACTTACTTGTATTTTATCGTTAGATTTTTTAGAAGCTTCTATATCAGCAGTTTCTTGAAAGATTGATTCTTTAGTAATTCTAATTTGCTCTTTCAGCAAGTCAGCTTTTTCACTTAATAATGTAATACCTAACAACTGTTCAATAATGTCACGTTGTTCATTAGCTTTTAAGCTGAGAAACGGTTCTGTATAGGTATTAAGAGCAACAATATGCTTGAACATATCGTGGCTCATACCTAACAACTCGTCAATATCTTTCTGCGTTTCTCGCATATCGCCCTGACTGTCGTCATTAGACTCTGCACTTTGCTCTTGATTATTAACATAGAACTTCATAATTGTAGGTTTACGACCACGTTCGATCTTATACTTGTTACCGTCTTTCTCAAACGATAAAGTAACTAACATGTTCTTGTTATTAATCTTATTGATTAAGTTATCTTTCTTGATGTTAGTCAGTGCAGTACCAAATAATGCAAAACTTAATGCATTAACAATAGTAGTTTTACCTGTACCATTGCGTGATCCGCTGTCATCTCCACCTTGATCTAAGTTTTCTCCTAGCACAAGAGTTAATTGCTCACGTCCAAAATTTACAGCTTGGGTTTGATTACCCACACTCATAAAGTTTTTTACGGTTAAATCCTTAATTTTGATCATAGGCTATTATAAATTTCCAACAATATTTTTTTATCAAATGTATCGCTTTCGATATTGATTAGTTGATTACTAACAATTTGATCTACACTCTCAAATGCCTGTATGTCAATGTCAGTATTAATTTCTAATTCTTTCTTTTCGGGAATAAGTGTTAATTCTCGAATGTCGTACTTGTTCATGAAGTCTTCTTTGACAAAACTTGCCTCTTCATAAGTGATATCAATATCAAGACTAACACGCAGATGCTGATTAGGTTTAATAATTGTATCAGCTTCGTCAATAAGTTGACTTAGTTTAACCGTGCGGAATGTTGGTTGCATGGGCCATGTGTGATACTCTGGCTGACCACCCCACTCAAGGATCATCATGCCGCGCTCGTCATCCCATGTATCTGCATAGTTATGAGGAAATGCATTGCCAATATAAATCATGTTACGTTGCTGTTGGCGTTTGTGGAAGTGCCCACTAAATCCTAGTTCGTATCCTTTAAAGCTATCTAGCTGAATCTCACCGTGATCTGGCATCTGTATCATAGCATTCATAAAGAAGCTGGGCAATTCAAAATGCCCAAAGATATATTTGCCACCTTTCTTGCCTACGGCTTTCCACTCGTCTCCGACGAGCCACGGGCAAAGTGTAACATCGCCAATGGTAGTAGGCTCATGAACAACAGTAATTCCAGGAATATACTTGCCGAACTCGACAGAGTGTATATCTCGTTTGTCTTTGTAATAAAGATCATGATTGCCAGGAAAGAAATAAAATTGATCAAACGCCTTACCGAGCTTTTCCAGGGCCCTAAGACTATAGTCCATAGTAGTGATATTAAGACTGTTGCGATTGTGATGCCAATCACCCATAAAAATTCCAACATCACAACCTTGCTCCTTGGCTTTAGCAATATACCAGTCTACAAAGTCTTCGCAGTCCTGGTTATGTACTTGGCTGTTAGACTTTAACCCAAAATGTATGTCAGTGAAACAGGCTACTCGTTTAAAAAGGTTACTCAATATAGTATCTCCATTCATCTATTATAGTTGTTTTACAGCTACAGGTCAATCGGTAGTTTCGTCGAATCGTTTGACCGCGGCAGCGTGTTCTCCAGATCCTGTTCTTGAGTAACTTGGATTCATTCCGTTGATTTCTAACAGGTCATCACGGATATTTTGATTACGTTTTTCCAAGTTAATAATGCGTACAAAGCTGTTAGTAACAGCGGCAGTAAAGTAGGCAAACGGATTATCAGATTTACTCTCATCAAACTGCAAACCAATTTGTGTTAATTGTAAAATAGCCTGCCCACGCATTTCGTCGTTATAGGTATAACCACGGACATTGCCGCGAGTAGCATATCTTTCGCATAGTTTAATGTACATGCGAGCCAATGTATTGGTAATCTGCCCGTGATCCTTATTGAACTTGCCTTTTTCTAAATCACCCTTCCAATGACTTTTGCCAACGCATACTAAAATATCGTTTTCGTCAAACTTCCAATGTTGGAAAGGAGGAAAGTTTACTTTGTCTCTATGATCTGCTAGAGTTTTAGGATTTTTCTTGCGTGTGCCGTTTAACGGAATATGATCAAATGACATAATACGGAAAATAACATCAGTTTTGGCAATTTTCTTATAATCAATCTCAGTATCTGCTTGCTTGACTTTATCGCCTAGTGTTTTTCGACGTTGGTATTCTTCTTGCCCAATACGCTTAGCCTGAGCACGTTTTGCTTCAGCAATAGTTCTAATGTTAACTTTGTCTACGTTAGGTAGTATAAGATCATATCGATGGTATGCAGGATCAGTAAAACTACAAAATGTATTCTTGCTTTTATGTATTTCTTCTAGTAGATCTTTGTTGTTTAGATAATTAACTTTCATTGTAGTCCTATTTTATAATATTATAAACTATGCACTTAATTTTGTCAACTAAATAGAGTAACAAAGGAGTCCATAATGGGATTTGACTTAGGTTCAAGTATTGGGTCGGTTGTTAGCCAAGCACAATCTATTGGCTCGTCAATTAGTGGAGCAATGGGCGGATTGCAAGGAGCATTAGGCACTGCTAGCAAATTAGCCGGCGCACTTAATAATTTATCCAACCCTGCCGGACTGATATCAGCATTACGAAGCATTAATTTACCAGGCGGTGGCGGTAGCGGATCTGCAGCCGCTGCAACACGAGTTCAATTTTCAGGACCTGGTAATTCGGATGATTGGCGTGTGCGTTTGTCAATCCCTCCAAACTTTTTTGCATCAAGTGATGTCCTTGCTCCGTTGCAACGAGCTGGCGGCCTAGTATTTCCATACACTCCTACAATTGGTATTTCACATAGTGCCAGTTATGATGATGTTGCAATTACACATCAAAATTATCAATTCATGGCCTATCAGAATAGTAAAGCAAATGCAATTTCTGTATCAGGACCCTTCAACGTTGAAGATGCTGTACAAGCACAATATTGGATTGCTGCTGTACACTTTTTAAGATCGGCTACAAAAATGTACACAGGAGACGGTGACTCGGCAGGCAGTCCTCCTCCTATCTTATCGTTAAACGGCTACGGCGATTTTGTTTTTAAGAATGTTCCTGTAGTAATTACTAGTTTTAGCATTGACCTGCCAGCCGATGCAAATTACATTGCTACTACAATGGGCACAGCAGGATTTAGCGGATTTGGCACAGCATCTGGTGGTGCTGCATCTACAATCTCAGGTGTGGCCGCACTAAGTTCAGGATTAGCAGGTGTAGCAGGCGCCCTTGGCGCAGGCAAACTAGCAACTACGTTAGGCGGCATAGGAGCAGTTGGCGGAACCATTGGCGGAGTTGCTAGCTTATTAAGTGGCGGCGCAGGCCAAGGCCTTGGCGGAGCATTTCCAACAGCAAGCGGCAACACCCATGTGCCGAATAAGAGTACATTAACAGTTACCCTACAGCCAGTATACAGCAGAGAAGCAGTTAGACAATTCAGCTTGCAAAAATTTGTAACAGGTGGGTATGTTAATGGATCAGGTGGATATATCTAATGGCAACATATTCTAATACAAGCCCCTGGGCAAATACTACAATCAATAATAATTATCTGGGAATTTTAAAAATACGCCCAGTAAGCGCAGAAGCTGATGATGCTATCTATACAATAGAACCTCAGTATAGCCATCGTCCTGATCTATTGGCACACGACCTTTATGGCACTAATAAATTATGGTGGGTGTTCATCCAACGCAACTTAGATATCTTGCAAGATCCTATCTATGATTTTATTCCGGGGACTAGAATTTACCTTCCTAAGAAATCAAGTTTAATAGATATATTAGGATTGTAA